GCTCCCGTAAAAACAAAAACCTACACTTACATCTTTGTAATAAAAACCAAATTACAATTTTTTTGATGTAAGAAAAAAAAACAAAAAACACAAAAAAAAAATTTATGGTTTATGACCAAGGGCTTGAACGTGCTCTTTAAAAAAGTCCTAAATCGCAATCTGCGATTTCTGCGATTTTACGTATCTGATTTTTATACATTAAATACATTAGGTGAGAGTCAAAAGATAAAATTTTTGAATGAATATGAACAAACTCCCGATTTCCAGAAATTTATTGATTGCATTGTTAAAGTATCTAAAAATAAAAAAATGAAAGATAATCTTAACAATTACTTTGAAAAAAGAATAAAATCTTATAAACTTGTATGCGAAGCTTCAAATGAATCAAAAAAAGATGTGGTAGGTATTAGTAAAAGATTAGATGAAGACGGTTATAAAAATGAGGCGAAAGAAATGCTTAGTTTAATTAAGGAATTCGATCAATTGTGTGAAAAAGCATTAAGAGAAGAAAAATTATTTACCAAATTTTACAAAGATAATAAAAAGAAAATTGATGAATTGAAAAAAGACCAAAGAAAATATATTGCGTTTCTTTTTCTTAGAATAGTAAATAAAATTTACAAAGTATGATTTTTTCAATTTATTATATCATATATAATAAATGACATTTACACCTACTGTATAATATTTGATAAAAATGCAGTTTTTAAACAATAAGCACTTGTTTGTAAAAAATTAACTCTTCAACCACTATTGGATCTTTATCAATTATCTTAGTATACTATTAGAAAAATATTTGAACATAATAGATATGTATTCAATTATAAAAATATCTTATATATTATGCCAGAAGGTGTAGAAGTTAAATTACAAATAGAAAAATTAAAAAAATTGAAAAATCAAGAAATCCAATCAGTAAAAATTTTATCTGGTAGGTATTCTAGGCATGGACATCCAAAAGGTTTCATATCTTTCAAAAAAGCTTTACCTCTTGTAATCCAATCTATTCACAATAAAGGAAAATTCATTTATTTTATGTTATCCAATAATTGGATTATTATGATTACTTTGGGAATGACAGGAAAATTAAAAATAAGGAAAGAACATCAAAAACACGACCATATTCAATTTCTAATTTCAAAATATACTCTTTATTTTAATGATTTGCGTAATTTTGGAACAATTGAATTCACTAATGATAAAAGTGTTTTAGAAAACAAGTTAAATAGATTGGGATATGATCCTCTTCAAGAAAATATTGGATTTCCTCAATTTTTAGCCCATATTGGAAAATTCAAACAAGAATTAGAGATTGCAGAGCTTCTTCTCAATCAAAAATTTATATCAGGAATTGGAAATTATTTACGTAGTGACATACTTTATTGTTCAAAAATAAACCCTAAATCAAAAATAAAGGATTTATCTACCAATACATTGGAAAAATTACTAAAATGCATTATAAAAACTATGCATGAAAGTTACTCTAAGCAAAAACAAAAAAATCACAAATTTCTTATTTACAAACAAAAAATTTCACCAATTGGAAATCCTGTTAAGAAATACAAAGATACAAAGGGAAGAATGGTTTGGTATGATGAAAAAGTACAAATATTATAATAAAAAATTTACTCGGTTTCTTCATCATCATCTTCTTCCATAGGAGGTGGTGATGGAGCAATTGATTCACATAGTTGACAAAGGTGTATTCCACTTCTCTCAATCATATCTTCCAAAGCATACCTTCCATTGCATCCTGGGCACGATACTCTTTCAGTTGAAGAAACTTCATAAATTCCTTCTCTCCTTGCACATATCTCGCAAATATTCAATGAATCATATTCACGCACATTTGCTAAATTATTGCAGATCATACATTCTCCCATAGGTTCAAATTGGTTGATGATATTTGTAGTTGTTTGACAAATAAAACATATTTTGTAATCTTGAAAATCAACTAGATCGCTCAATGAAAACATTCCATCACAGTGGGGACATTGATATTTTTCGTACCTTGGAATCTCCAATGAAAGATTTTCGATGTGACCAAATGCAATATCTAAGACATTTCTTCCAATCCAATTGGGATATCCATTCTTTGCATTTTGGTGAACCTTAATCCAATAAAGAAAACGGGGGAGAGACTTCCATTCTTGCATTAAAGAATTAAAATTGGATATCGTAATGAATCTTCCAATATATTCTTCCAATGTCATATTTTCATCCAATACTAATCCACGAGTATTTACCCAATAGACGATTGGAATGTTTTCAATTGCTTGATCTCTCTCAAGGCTTAATTGGTACTGGCGTCGAGTATTTTCTTGAATTTCTTCATCACTATCTCCATTGCACTGAAAACTTATTTCTCCACTTTTTGGAGATTTCTTCCAGAAATGAATCCAATGAATAAATCTTGAGATAATTTTGGCTTGTTTTTTCCAAGGGAAAAAATATAGATCTTTCCACTGGGATAATGTATTTCTCAAACAAACCAATCTATTTTTTTCCTCCAATTCCTTGAGAGTTTCTTCACTCCTCTTTCTCTTCTCCAGACGGAGAATATCTCTTTCTCGTGCCATTGCAGCACGATGCTTTGCAGCGAGAATTTCTTGTAGACTTTCCATCCTACTATAATCGTATTAAACTTAACTGAAATAACTATCAAATTTTTTAAACTTAAAGAGATCTTTCGATAATTTAAAAAATGACCAAACGACAAATTATTTTTTATGTAATTCTAGGTGCTGTAGCGAGTATCGCCTTCCCAGTCAGTTTTGACATGACACAAGCCAAAGTTAAAAACAAAGAATATCAACCCATAAAAGACAAACCTTTATATCATATGAAGTACAATGATACAATGTATTGTGCTATTTGCGAATTCTTAATCAATCAAGGTGAAGAATTTATTACTAAAAGAACAACTGAGAGTGATGCTATCCATTTTTTAGACCATATTTGCATGAGATTACCAAAAGCAAACCATGATGATTGTGAAATTTTTATCTACCAACATTATGAAAAAATTATTGATTTAATTGCTGAAAAAGAGTCCCCACATACTGTTTGCACACAACTTCATTTTTGCAAAGATTATGACCATAAAGTATCAAATTGTGACTTTTGCAAATATGCTAGTCATAGAATTGAACGCTTTTTATCTCGCAACAACACTTTAAATGACATCATTGATTTTGGAAATATGTTTTGTGAAAGTTATCACTCCAGGTATGAAAATGTATGTAAAAATACGATACCATTTTATTATTCAAGTATAGTTGCAAAATTGATTGATAATTATAATTTTGGCACTGTTTGTGAAGCAGTTGGAGTTTGTCATTCGCAAACAATATAAAAAAAATATATTATATATATTTATGGATTTAGATTTGGAAACAAATATAAATGAGCATTTTTCTTACATAGATATTCTGGTCCAGACTAGAAATAATAAAAAGGGATGGACTATTATTTCCAATTTGAAGGTGAAAGAAGATTCATTAAAGGAATTTATTCAAAAAGCTAAAAAAAAGTTATCTTGTAATGGATCAATAGATGAAAATAATAATATTCGTTTTAACGGTGAGCATAAGCAAGAATTAGCAGATTTGCTTATAAAAGAATTAAATATAGAAAAAAGTAAAATTAGAATTCACTAGAGTTGGGTTGCCAACCTCTTCTTAGTGATTCTATATCATCAATTATTAGTGTTTTTATTTCTTCTCTAAATTTCCAAAATTTGTAGATTATAAAGTGGTCAATAATAATAAATATCCATAAATATTTTACACCAGTTAAAAATATAGTGTAAGTTCTTAAGGTGACATTTGCCAAATTATATAATTGAAAAGCTAATATGAAATTTGGACGGTAATACCAAGTACCAATTATCCCTGTCAATGCGAATGGAAAACCATAAAAATTTGGTTCGAAATAAATACCAAATACAAGTGTAAAAACTAATTCCAAAAAGACTCCAAACATCATTATAGGATGTTTGAAGGATAGATTTCTCTTTAGCTCACTGCTGGTATGTATATATGTATTTTGATAAAAATTGCTAATCATTTTTATATATTTATTTGAAAGTCTTTTTAAGCTGGTTTGCTTTAACTGGAGAAAATCCCCACATTATCAGTATGGTGTGCATCTTAGTTGGGACGCCATTTTTGTCAAACCAAGGGATATTCATTTTTAGCATTTGTCCTAATTTAGCTCTCACACGATTATTTCTTGTTTGTAGCCAATTAGCTCCATTTGGATTTGATTTTTTAACAGGAATGCTAGCTAATTTTTTGGGATCTTTCACCTTTTCATAAACTCTAACAAATCCCTCATCACTTGTCACGGGTTTTTCTAAACCACGGGCTCCCTTACTTATGTTATATTTATCCGCTAATTTTTCGAAATGATGGACGATTGGATAAGGAAGAAACTCTGGTTCTATCTTTTTTTTGATAATATCATCTAATAAAGATTTAGAAATGTTAGGAATTTTATTCATATATAATATATAATGAAAAAATATAAAGAATTCCCATATCCATTAATAACTCATAATATTACCGTTTACGGTAGGATTGGGTGTCCATACTGCGATAAAATGAAGAATTTTTTGAAAAAAGTTTATACTGGAGCAGACAAAAAGAAAGTTGTTTATCATGATATTTTCAACATAATAGATAGCGGTCAAGCAAAGGATGTAAATGATTTTAAAAAGAAAATGAAGCTATTTATTGGAGATTATTCTACTGTTCCAATGGTTTTTTTATTTGGAGACTTTATAGGTGGATACGATAATTTTTGTGTAAGTGTTTCAAAAATAATTGAGAGTCTTAATAAGAAAAATCAAGAAAAGATATTCAATGTTTTAATGGTAAATAAAGAATTAAACTTAAATAAAAAAGTAAAAAGTGCAACAAATAAATTAAATAAATTGGGAAATTGTGATAAGAAAAAAAAATCTTAAATTAATTATATGACTTATGATTTAGAGTTTATTTTTTACCAAATAATTATGCCAATTTTAATATTTGTAGTGATTATTATCATATTAGTACTTCAAGGACTAAGAAATAATCCACTTAATTTGAATAAATTATTTTTTAAAAGAAAAAGGATTGCAAGTGAAGAATGTGAATAAAAAGGGCTTAAATATTTCTTCTATTATAATAATAATTAAAGATTTATTATTATGAATCAAGATAAAAAAATTAGCGGAAATTCAAAGAAACCCTATCTTTTAGTAGATAGTAGTTATGTATCATTTCATCGATTTTTTTCAACATTAATTTGGTACAATAATGTTCATCCAGACGAAGAAATAAATGACGATTACGACTGGTTAGAAAATCAAGTATTTATGAAGCACTTTGATGATACATATATGAAGAATCTTATTAAATTCAAAAACATGTATAACATACCTTATGAAAATATGATCGTTGTACGAGATTGTCCTCGTGAAACAATATGGAGGATGAATTTATATCCTGAATATAAAGCAAATAGAAAGAATACATGCAGTTACAAAAACAAAAAATACAACATTGGAAATATTTTCAAACACATCTACAATTCATTATACCCTCAATTAGAAAAGCAATATGGTTTTAAAATTTTGAAAGTTGATAATGCAGAGGCTGATGATATTATTGCTGTCTTAGCGAGTAAGATTAGAGAACTTGACAAAAATCGTCTAATTGTAATTATTAGTAATGACAATGATTATTTACAATTGGTTAATGAAAAAACATTAATTTGGTCTTTACAAAACAAATTATTGAATACTAAAGTTGAAACTACTGCAGAAGAAATATTGCTAAGAAAAATATTAAAAGGTGATGACAGTGATAATATTCCATCCTTGATTGGAAACATTAATGAGAAGGATTTAAATGAAATGATTAAGGACCCTAAGAAATTGAATGAGTGGTTGGATAATAATCCTGATAAAAAGGAAGGTTATGTTAGTAATCGTAAATTGATTGATTTCCAATTTATTCCTGATGAAATAAAGAATTTAATTATCAATGAGTGTAAGGATATTTTTCCTGCTCCTGAAGTTGAAACAAAAGTAGTTGAAAAATCTGAGATAAAAGTTGAAGTAGAATTGGAGGTTAAATCAACACCAAATGACTACTGGAAAACACAGCCTGTAATTAAAATAAAGGAAGTAAAAAATCCTCAAACAAATTACTCTTATTATTCCCAAAAATACAAATTACCAATAAAAAACTTCTACTCACCGTATGTTAATTATAGGAACTATGGAAATAGCTACTATAATAATATTAACTTTTATCAAAACAATCGATATGGATATCAACCTGCTTATCAAAATATTAATTATGCTTCTGAGGATTATTATTATTATTGAGAATAGGGTCATATAAATTGTTACATTGATTGACTCTTGATAAAGATTTCCCCATAACATATAGGGGAACTCTAAATCCTTGTACTCCAGTTGGATATGTATTATAAGATGTTTGGCAAAGAGATTGATATTTTCCAGTATTATCATTATATGGATAGTTTGAACAATTTTCTCCTAATACTGTTACATTGCATCTAGGTTGAGGTGGAACAGCTCCAAATTTTTGAAATCCTGATCTCCACTTAGGAATTCCTGGTAATTTTATATTAGTTAATCCCATACTCGCATGGGGTTCTGGACTTGGAGCTTCGTAATCAACACCAAGTCTTTTTGGAGGGAAATCTGCTTCTGAGAAATTTTCCTGTATTTTTTTTTCATTATGCATTCTATCTAGGAAGAATATAGCTAAAGCAGTTATAAAAATAATTAAATAAAACCAATCCATTAATTTATTATGATAAAAATATTTTTTGCTAATAGTCAAAAATATTGTATTATAAATATCCTAAGATTACTCCCGGTTTATCCCAGTAGAGACGATTATCTTGTGGAGGAAAACCTAAGATGTCTTCTTGTTTAGGTGAATTAAGATAAATAGGGGGATTAAGAAGATTGTGTTCCAAATAAGTTGGACCGTCAGCGTACATTTTTGCTGTTATAGGGCAATCAGGAGGAGACTCAATTTGTTGTCCTATAGCCAGTCTCTTAGGATCTTGAAAGAAATGATTAGCCCCATATGTTAATCCCTCTTTATTCAATGGGAAATTACCACTCATTACCTCCCAATCACATTTTTCAAATCCTTGATTATCGATCTTACAATTTTCCCCCCATACTCCATCATACAAAAGCTGTTGTTTTCTAAACTCATATTTAGCATTTTCTGGTGCTATCGGTATGTCTTCTGGTTCTGGCTCTGTATTACCTACAAAAAATTTCTTTCCTCTTGTGTTATTTTGAGCGGGTACATTCGCGGCTGTTTGAGTTGGAAGATAAAAATTTTCTTGCTGGATTCTATTTGGTTTGACATAAATTAATACTGTACTTAATAACAATATAAAAACTATAAAAATTAATGAAATTTGGGTTAACATTAATTTTACTTAGAAAAAAATTATTCATTCCTCAATCCTCTTTTGAATTTGCTTATAGCTAAAATTGTTCCAATCCCTCTATAAAATTTTTTCAATGTATTATCTGCTCGCCATACATCTAGCTGTGTTTTACCCAGCTCACCAAATTTATCATAATATGGTAAATATTTTTCAAGAACAAAAGAATTACTTATTCTATCATTTTCCAAGTTCTCTAATAATTCTTCTCTTAGTTCAAAATCTTTTATATCAATATTTACCATAGATTTCAATGTCATTATAAATTGTGCATCCATACAT